ATGTTTGAAATACCTAAAGCTATTGTATCGATATTAGGATTAGTTCCATCACTTGCAGTTGCAAATACGATAGCATCGCCTTTATCAGTTGTTGAAAAAGTAAACGAGTCTCCTGAGCCAGATGCATATTTAAACTGAACTGTGTAAGCACCTGATGTTGAATTTCTTAAAAAATAAAAAGTTTGAACATCTAATGGTATTGTTACGATTTGATTACCTGTGATTGTACCTGTGAACTCAATCATTCTATGAGAAAGTTCTGCACCAGTTGATCCATCAGAAACTGCTAGCGCAGTTGTTTGAGCGCCACCTGCTATAGATTTAGCAATATAGCCACCAGAAATTTGTTCTATAATTTGTAAATTAGTATTAGTTTTCGTTCCCCATGTACCGGCGTTTTCACCAGTTGCTTGAAGTTCTACACCTAAAGGTGTGTATGTTGATGCCATAAATTATCTCCTATGCAGCGTCACTATAACTTGTATTTGATCCAGTTGCAACATCCGAATATGTATCATTCGATCCTGTCGAAACATTACTATAAGATGTATTATCTCCAGTGTCAACATCACCATAGGCAAATATATCAACGGTTCCAATACTTGTAGTTATTGATTGACCAGTTAATCCAACCTGCATATCTACAGGGGTTATGGCTCCTACGCTAGCACTAAATGATTGACCTGTTAATCCTAATCCCTCTTCTATGGTTAAAGATCCTACAGATGCTGTACTAGATTGACCAGTTGGTTGAGCAATAGCACCACCTAATCCAATTATGGATCCTTGTTGAGATTCAATTTGTTGACCAGATAAAAATACTACGTCATTTGGTATAGTTACTGTTCCTAAACTAGCGCTAAAAGATTGACCAGAAGGTGCTACCGTAACATCAACTGTTATTTCAGCAGTGCCTTGAGCAGAAGTTATTGATAAGCCAGATACTATCGCTGTATTATTAGGAGCAACAGCTGTGCCTAAACTTGATGTAAAAGATTGACCACTTAAACCAAGGGTCATATCGTTAGGTGTTATTACACCTATAGAAGAAGTTATTGATTGACCTGACAAACCAACTATCATGTCATTTACAGTTAAAGATCCAATAGAAGAAGTTATTGATTGACCTGACAAACCAACCTGCATTTGAACAGGGGTTATTGTGCCGACAGATGATGTTATTGATTGTCCTGTTAGACCTTGAGTTTGATCAGCAGGAGTTATGGATCCAACACTAGATGTTATGGATAAACCAGAAGGTTGTGCAACGGCATCTTTTAATTCGCCCCACTCATCTTCACCCCAAGATTTTGCACCCCAACCTGTTTTTAAAGTTGTGGCTTCGTTCCAATTAGCCTGATTCCAGGTTAATCGGCCCCATCCTGAAGTTACCGACATGGTCGGCCTCCTATGCTAATCTAATTATTGCGTTTGTTGTTGTGTTGTAGATCATAGCACCGTTTGCAGTGAAAGATGCAGATGAATAAGTTACATCTGAAAAATCTGTAAATGCAGTTGTTGAAGATAGTGATACACCGGAGTTTGTTAAAGTTGCGCCACCTGCAGTATATGCAGATCCAGATGTATTAGATATTTCATTTGATGTTGAGTAGTCAGTTGTAGCTGCACCTAATGATGCAGAACTTGTAAACAAAGCTATTTTAAAAGTATGACCGCCTGAAGATTCAAAGCTGTGCTTACCTTGTAAAAGTTCTTGTTTAAAACTAGAACATATTGCTGATGATATTGCCATAATTTAATCTCCTTAATTACGGATTACGAGAAGGTAATGGTATTCTTATTGCACCGTCGGTGTAGTCATCTCTTCTTCGTCTTCCAATTTGCTCACTTGCAAACTTTTCAACCTCTTGTTTATACTTTCCTTCGTATAAAGTCAACATATCTGCTGGTCCTTTTAAGTAGCCGTATGCCTCTGATAAACAACAATATAACAAACCATTTGAAAAGTTCATACTGATATAATTAGTATCATTATTTTCTAAAAGATCAGGCATTTTATTAAAATGCACCCTAAATCTATAGGTTGTGTTAGGGACCGGGGCAAAAGCTATACGTCCTGATGTTGTATCAGACTCTCCCGTGCCTCCCCCAAACATAGCATAGTATTTAGGCTGACCTTGAGCAGCTGATGTTCCTGTTACATCTTGAAACTCTTGTAAATATGTATAGTCTTTTTTTTCTAACCATCTATTAGCCCCTGTGGTTTCGGATCCTGCAGTATCATATACTTGTATACCTCGTATAAATAAAGATCCTGCTGGAGCATTTATAGATTCTTGTCCAGCAACTAAATTACCTAATTGTTGTTTTCTATCTGCATCAATAGGCACATCTCTAAATATTCTATATTGAGCATTTAAAATAATATTTTCTAAAACAGAATCTGTTAATACATTAGAGTCTACTTCTGTATAACTTCTTATTTGTGTTTTTAATCCTGAAGCGCTTAATCCTGCCATTATGCTAACTGTGTGACTGGTCCTGCAGTCACAAAAGTTCCTCCTGCTTTTTCTGTTATTGTGGCACTAGATCCACAATTAAATACATATGTATTAGTTGTTACACTACTTATACTAAATCCTGAAGAATTTTCAAATACTGTAAATGCTAAACCCCCAGGACTACCATCCACGTTTCTAAACCTAACTGTATTACTGTTTGATCTACCGTGATTAGGCTCTGTAACTGTAACACTTGCTGATCCAGAAGTTAAACTAAAAGGATTATTAGGTAATAAATTTTGTGTTGCCGGCTCCGTTCGATCTGGTCTAGCATTCATTAATCCTTGTGGATCACCTGTATATCTAGTTGGTTCTAATTGAGGGTGTTTTTTTTCAAACTCTGAAACGTGCACAAAAGAACCATTCCATTCTTTTACCATTTCATTATATGGAAACTCTTGACCACTTCTGTCTGAAATTGCTTTTGCATATTTTCCACTTGATAATTTAGCCATTATACTCCTGGGTAGTAAACTTTTGGTGTTATATGTGAACTAGACGAAGAACCATCTTCAGCTAAAGCTCTTTGTAATTCATCTTCATAATATAATTTCATAGCCTGTGTTGCTTGAGGATTAAACTTTTGTGATAAATAAAAAGCTAATCCAGAAACCATACAAGGCACAAATCTATATGGAAGATCTGTTGCATTTGTATAATCACCTACGTCTTGAATTCTTTTTACGTAATAATAATTTAATTTATTTCCTGCCTCTGAACTGCCTGGAGTTAAATATAAAGTTATTGTAACTTTATCTATAAATCTTTGAACATAGTATTGTGTTGGTTGTCCTTCAGAAGTTTTATTTGATAAAGCTTGATAAGTTGATCTGTTTATTTTTGTTAGAGGTGTGTCTACACTAGATGAATTTCTGTATACAGCTTCTAAAATATCATCCACTCCATAAACAGCAGTAGCATCAGATGTGCCATCTCCTGTTGATCTAAACATAGTATAGACAGCTTGACCATCAACTAAAGTAATATCATTATTAGCTATCTGCCAATAATGTAGTCCTCTGTTACCCCATTCTTGAAATAATATATTTAATGATCTTCTGGCTGTTTTTAATTGATAGCCTGAAACATTTTGTAAACCAATTCTTTCATAAGACTCTTCTATAATCTCATCTATAGAAAAGTTTTTATCAAAAATTACTGTGCCAGAGGTAGTGTTAGCCATTTAGACCCCTTATCCGTCAAAGTAAACAGTCGCTGAGTTACATTGAGTTTCATCAAAAGTTACAAAAGCACCATCTTTATACATTATTCCATCTTGTGGAATGTTAACTGTGTTAACGTCTCCTGCAGTTGCTCCTGTTCTTACTGTTAATAAAGCTGTTCCTGTCAAACTTCCATCTCTAAATAAAACGCTTCCGATTGCTCCACCTGATTCTGCGTTTACCTGTCTAACTCTAGTTCTACCTTGAAACACAGATCCAAATACATCAGCTGTCATCCCTAAGGATACGTTAGCAGCAGGTTGTGCGCTGACAGTG